ACTTACAGAGCAAAAATAGATACAACAGCCGGTCAAGCTCCCGCTGACGGTACAGATAATACTCAATGGGCTCTTTATGTTAAAGGTGCACCATCTGGTGTATTCACTACACAAGGTGATATTGTACAAAGAGGGGCTACAGGTCCAGAAAGATTACCAATTGGTCGTCAAGGTGACAGACTAAGAGTTAATGCTGCTGGTACAGGATTAGAGTATTATGAAGAAAGTTCAGGTAACACTTTACATGTTTCACCAGAAGGATTAGACACAAATCCAGGAACAGAAAGTTTACCTTTAGCAACAATTAAAAAGGCTTGTCAACTTGCAGGTTCATTAGGTATTTCTCAAATATCTAACTTAGCAGGTGGTACAGGCGGAACACCAGGTACATATAGAAATATTGCTATTACAGGTGGTTCTGCTTCAAATGCTACAGCAGACGTAATTACAGATGGTTCATCTATAGCAACAGTTAACATCATTAAAAATGGTGAAGGTTGGGCAGAGGGTAACACAGCTACAATAGCAGGTTCAAGTTTAGGTGGTGCAACAAATGTTACCTTTACAGTTGAAACTGTTACAGGCGGTGACACAATTCGTGTACAATCAGGTACTTTTGAAGAAGTATTACCGATTAGAGTTCCCCCAAGAGTTACACTTTTAGGTGATTCTTTAAGAGCTACTAAAGTAGAACCAACAAGTGGTTCTGCTACCTCAGTTGCTACAGTAAACAATATTAGTGCCAATGACGCTTCAAGAACACCAGGAACATATTCAAATGTTCTTGCTACAGCAACAAGTGGTGATGGTCAAGGTTTAAGAGTTACAGTTGTTGTTGATGGTTCATCAGCGATTACAGTAACACCAACTCACGGCGGTTGTTACTTTGCAGTCGGCGATTCTTTAAGTGTTGCAGATAACTTATTAGGTTCAGGTGGTGGAGCTGCATTAACTTTTGATGTTGCTACATTACACAATAACAATGCAACTTCTATGTTACTTCTTAACAACGCTAACTACGTTTCATTCTTTACATTCCAAGGTATGACTACAGGCGCTAATGTTTGTTCACTAGACCCTAGTGGTGCAATTACAAGTGCTTCACCTTACATGCATAACTGTACCTCTGTTAACACAGGTACGACAGGTATGATGATTGACGGTAATGCTCACACATCAGGTAACAAATCAATGGTTGCCAACGACTTTACTCAAATCAATACAGATGGTAAAGGTGTTTCAGTAATTAACGGTGCTCGTGCTGAGTTAGTATCAGTCTTTACATACTATTGTGATAAAGGTTTTAACGCAGAATCAGGTGGTACAATTCGTGCTCTTAACTGTTCAAATGGTTACGGAGAATACGGAGCATTTGCAGACGGTGTAAGTGCATCTGAATCACCAGATGAAGTTCAATTAAGAGGTTCACAAATTCGTTTCCAAAACTTGCAAGGTAACATTGCAAGTGCTACGGTTGCTGAAGGAGACACTTTAACAGGTGCTGTTTCAGGTGCAACAGCAACAGCAATTGCAGTTGTACAAGCAACTAGAAAATTAAAAATAGAAGCTGGTAACAGTAGATTATTCTCTCCAGGAGAAACAGTCAATGTTACAGGTGGTTCTTCATATAACTTTAAAGTATCTACGGCAGATGCTGATTTAGTTGACGCTGCTACTAAAACAATTACAGGTGCAACAGCGGCCAATCCAGTTGTAATTACTTCAAACGCACACGGATTAAATAACGGTAACAAAATTGTTATCTCTGGTGTTGTAGGTATGACTGAGTTAAATACAAATACTTACTATGTACAAAATGCTACAGCTAACACATTTAGTTTATCATCAAGTACAGACCCAGCAGTTACAACAAATGTTGACGGTTCTGCTTTCACAGCATACACTTCAGGCGGTACAATTACACCTAAAACACCAACAACTGGTCAAACAGGTTTCTTATTTGAAGTAGATAGTACAAGTTCACTATTAACAAGTGCAACGGCAATATCAGTAGGTTCTAACTTACAGTTTGCTGGTGATTCACAATATTATCGTGTAACTTCAATATCAGAAACAGATACAACTAACAAACAAGCTAAACTTGGTATTACACCTGAAAGAACGGCTTTTGCCGCTGATAATATAGAAGTTGATATTACTAAAAACTTCTCAAATGTTCGTCTAACAGGTCACGACTTCTTGTCAATTGGTACAGGTTCATTTACAGACACTAACTATCCAGACGCTGTAGGTAATACACAACCTTATGACCAATCAAGAGAAACTACTGAACAAAACGGTGGTCGTGTGTACTACACTTCTACTGACCAATTAGGTAACTTTAGAGTTGGTTCGCAGTTTAAGATTGACCAGGCAACTGGTACTGCTACACTAAACGCAGATGCTTTTGACCTTTCAGGTTTGACTGAGTTACAACTTGGTTCGATTGGTGCTGCTATTGGTGCAACAATTAACGAATTTAGTACAGACGGTACACTAGCAGGTAATTCTGATACTGCCGTCCCAACTGAGCAAGCGGTTAAGACTTACGTTGATGTCAACTCTTTCTCAACTGGTAAGGCGATTGCAATGTCAATCGTTTTTGGATAAATAAATATAGATAAAGAAAAGGTAATAAAAAATGGCAAATCCAAATATAGTAAGTGTCGCAACGATTAGAGGTAAAACTGATAGTGGTGAACTTGGTACAACATATACAACTGACTTAGTTGCAAACGCAGCTTCTTCAAGTATTGTTTACAAGATTAACAGTATTGTAGTTACTAATAAAGCTGGTACTGACACTACTTTTAGAATCGCTTTTTATAACGGTTCAACAGACAGATTTTTAGCTTATAACGTAAATTGTCCGGCAAACACGGTAGTTATCGTTACAGATAAAAACTCATCTCTATACCTTGAAGAGGGTGATAAGTTAAGAGGTGGCGCAGCTACAGCGAGTCGTTTAGATTACGTTATATCTTACGAAACAATAGCTTAGTAGAGGTAATAAATGTCTGGACCAATAATCGGTAGAAGGCTCGGTAGACGACAAAACAATTCAGAAATAGGTTCACTTGAAACTATCCATGATGCAGGCGCAAGCAGTCCGTCTAACAGAGCAAACACCTACGAAGATAGTAGAGCTTTTAACTATGGTATTCGTACTATGGAACAGGTTACTCGTGGGGTTTTCAATTCTACATACAGAGATTTAGCTTCTGGCGGTGGCGGAAGTACCGCTAACCACCAAGTTTTTTCTAATACGGTTAATGGTAATGCCGAAACTTTTGGCGGCGGTGCAGTTGGTGAAGACCTCAATCTTTCAAGAGGTGCAAACGCATTAAGAATTTATGATGATGGCCATAGAAATCAAGGTAAATATCCCTACTATACACCTTTCTTTACAAGTAACGAAATTTCTACATTAATGCAACCAGGTGGTTATGTGGGCTCAGATGGTTATGGTGGTCCTAACAACCAAGGTTATAGAGATTCATCATCAAGAGCTGCTCAATGGAAATTTAGACAAATAATTAATGTTGCATATACAGGTGGTGGTTATAAAGACGGTTCACCATGGAGACAAGTGCATAGAACAAATGCGGCTACACACCAAACTACAAACTTAGGTATTCAAATGGACTATCCTGGTTCGTACATTTCAGGTGCTTGTAGTGATACAACTCTCTTCTTATGGTCAACACCTTCAGATAATTCACACTTTACACCTAGTGCAAGAACATCAGCGTTTCATATGTACACCGAAACAGGTAAATCACATAATAGTGTTTTTGATACTTACTCTGATAGAAACGACTCAGGTACATCATTTAAAGAAACATTTTTATCATTCCACGGTGGTGGCGATAGAAATGGTATGGAAGTATTTAATCTTTCTACAGAGGCAAGACAATCAAATAATAGTGGAGATTTACGAGGTGGTAGTGCCACAAACTCAGCATTTTCTGATAAAGACCAAGGATATCATTGGGGCGATACAGCAGGTTGGAAAGTTAATCACCAAACATTTTCTGTTTCTAGTACGACTCATTGGTCTGCTCACGGACAACAAAAAGGTATGTCTTCAAAAGTAAGAGTAGGTTATTGTGGTAACGAAGGCAATTATAATGGTGGATATAACTTACGAAGATGGAATTTAACTAGCGATACTAACACAGGTACTTTCTCAAAATATAGAGCAAACTGTGGAGAAGAAAACTTTACACTGGGTCAAGATTGGGGTTACATGATTGGTAACTATGACGGCGCTCAGAATAACGGAACATGGCAACAGTATTTCAGCACAGATACAAGAACAGACCATAGTGGTTTACAACCAACTGCTAACGCTGGTCAATCTTCAGGACATTGTGGCTGGAGAACATAATAAGTTTACTTATAAATATACTTGATTAATAAATTATATGGAGAATGATATGAAAAAAGATAATCTAGTCATAGAAAATATGACAGATACAGAAGTTATTGAATTTGCTAACGAAAAGGTTGACAATTCTGTCCCTAAATTTAAATTAAAATACTTTGTTGGCCAATCTCAAATTACACCTTTTCACCACTTAAAACAATTAATGAATGAATTAAAAATTAGACAAGATTCATTCTTACATATTGAATGGGAAATTAAAAGAAAAGAATTAGAAGAACTTGTTGAGAGAGAAAAACTTTCTTTAGCAACAAATGAAATTGAAAAGAAATACATTGAAATTGATTTAATGCAAATCGTCAAAGATAAGAAACGACACATAGACGCTCAAAAAGGTGCGTTATTAGAAAAAGATAGAGTTTTAGAATGTATTAGAGAAATATGTGATGGACCTCAAGGTGTTCTACCAGACGGTACAAAGTTGATGGACGTATTTGGTAATAAAGAATTAGAAGAAGAATTAGAAAGACAACATTGGGTTACTAGACTAGCAAAACAGGCAGGCATGGAAATGTTAGCTTATGGTAAAATCGGTACAGGTAACATGGATGCTATTGCTATGATGGCACCACAAGAAATTGATGAGTGCTTAAAACTTACTAGTGATTATGTTGTAAGAGTAGGCACAGGTATGGGTATGTTAACTGAGAAGTCTATTAATGACTTAAAATTAGGTTATATACCACCAGAGAGTAAAAAAGCAATGGAACACATGGGTATTAGTAAGGAATTTATCGCCGAAAATATGTTAGAAAGTGACGTAGATAAGAACAATACTCTTATAAATAATAAGTATAAAGACTTAAAGGATAATTCAGATGGCTAAAATACATGTACTACTAAAAAACCAGGACGCTTCTGGTAAAGGTTGGTTAGAAGCATATACTAGTTACGGTGCGTATGGTGTATATTCTATTGCTGATGAACACCAAGATATGAGATTAGATTTGGATGTAATTGGCGCAGAAACACTTACTGCTGCCGAAGCAAGAAATTCAATTTTTGCAGATTCATATAGAGGTTATATCAAAATTAAATCTGGCACAGCCATCACAGATGCTTTTCCAGAAATAGAATCAGACGAAGCTGTACCAACAAGTACAAGATACGATATGACAGCAGATGATATTGCTGATGGTCTTGCTTTTAATAAAATTGTTTTCAAAAAATATATTAGAGATAGATTTAACGATAAAGAAAAAGCTATCACAAGTGCAAGATATGGCAAATTAGAACAAAAGTCTTTTGAACAACAAAAGAAAGAAGCAGAAGCATATGATGGTTCAACAGCTACACCAATGTTAACTACTATGGCAACGGCTAGAGGAATTACAGTACAGGCTTTAGTTAACAAAATTAATGCTAAAGTTTCAGCTTACAACTCTGCTATTGCAACACTTTTAGCTGAACAAAAAGTATTAGAAGACGAAGTGGATGCTTGTACTACAATTGCTGAAGCACATTCTTGGAGACACAGAAAATTAGGTCTTACAGCAAGTACATTGCAGTTAAGTGAAGATTCTACTTTAGGTGCACCTGCTACAAAAATTATTTTTTAATTAGTTTCTTTTTAGAAACTCTGAGTTTATATTATGTTTAGTGTACCCTTAAATCCCAAATTGTCTCCGGACCAATTCGATTATTTTTTAAATTTTCTTAAAAAATATAAGCATCTAATCTATGATGTTTACTTTACTAGTAGAATACCTCCCTTTACACAAGACGCAATGGGAGATGTCTTTAACGAAAGTCAATTTGATTTATTAAACGAAAATGCCTTCATCATACCAAAGATGACAGGTATTCCTTTGTCTGCTACTTTTAATAATATAGAAGTACCACCCACAGACGAAAATTTAGATACATTTATTACACATTTTAAAAAACTATACGATAAGGGAGTCCGTATAGTTACAATACCTCACACTCTTTGGATGTTAACAGGCCGTTTTCAAAAGGCCTATCCAGATGTGATGGTTAAGAATACAATATTACGAAATACACAAAGAGCTAATGAAGTCATTAAACAAGTGGAGGCAGGATTTCATTACATAAACTTTGACAGAGATTTAATGAGAGATGAAGATACTTTAAAACGTATGCAAGACGTAAAGAAGTATTGTAAAGATAAACTTGGCGTTGATGTCAAGTATAGCTTACTGGCAAATGAGGGCTGTTTTGGAAACTGTCCTGTACAAGACGAACACTTTTTATATAATAATACTAGAAGTCAAGGTAATGACCCTACATATTTTCAAACAAACATTAGTTACTTCTCATGTCCTAAATGGGAAGAACAAGACCCAGCATATCATTGGCGTATAGCAAACTTTCCACCATTTAGAGATGAGTGGGATAGATTACTAGGTTACATTGATGTTGTCAAAATGCATGGTAGAGAAAGTGTTTCTCGTTTGTTTGAGACTATGAAGATTATAGAAAAGTTTGATAATAATGATGAAATCTTATATACTGATTATGAAAACTTTATAAAAGATAATAAATTTGCAGAGAAGAGAATTAATGTTTGGAAAACAACCATTAGAAACTGTAAGTTTGATTGTTGGGATTGTAATATATGTGACAAGATAACAGAAAAAAACAATAGTGTAAATTTAATTGACACTGTTAAAAATGCATTAATCAAGTCTAAGAAAGAAGAGTCTAAGTTGAGTAAGACTACACTTGATATACCTGGTCTTACATCACACAAAGTAAAACATTTTATTAATAATATGTGTGAGTTACCAGATTGTAAGTATTTGGAAGTAGGAGTATATCAAGGTGCTATGTTTACCTCTGCTATAGAAGGCAATGATTTAGTTGCAAGTGCTGTAGATAATTGGTCAGATACACATAATGTACCAATGAGAGATATTGATATTAATGCTGAACAAGAAGATACTAAACAAGTATTTTTAAAAAATATTAGACCACATACTCTTAATAAATCTATTACTATAATAGACTCGGATTCGGAAGATTCTTTGAGTAAAATACCTGTGAAAGCAAATGTTGTACTCTATGATGGCGAACACACTGAGGAAGCTCACTTTAATTTCTTGACTAAATATAATAGTAAGATTGATAATACTTTCTGTTTAATTATTGATGATTGGAACTGGTTGCAAGTAAGAATAGGCACAGAGAAGTCAATAGAACAATTAGGTTACAAAGTATTATATAAAGAAGAGATATTTACAAAGGGTGAAGACCCTACTGATTATTGGAATGGATTGGGCATTTTTGTTATAGACAAAGTTGTCTTGAATAGAATATGAGAAAAATAGAATTTTTTAGTACAATACCAGGAGTTGCAGAAGCATTTCCTATTATCGAAGCCAAAAACTTTAAACCTGATTGGACAAAATCAGCAATAAAAGATTTGGTTGATAAGAAAAGTAAGTCAACTAATAATGATACAGGTCGTTTTACACACTTAGCCTATTGTCCTGGAATATTTGATTTATTCAAAACAGGTTATATTGTACCTATGTGGTATGATATTAATATAAAAACTCAAAAGAATACACCTGGATTTTCTTGGACTATGGCAGATAAATCTTTTGGTTCTTTGAGTGATATTAAGTTTATTGATACTCACAGTGATATAATAACTGATTTCATACCAAAAAGAAAAGGTACAATAGATAATATTGTTAAAATTAATACACCTTGGAATGTAATTGTTCCTGATGGCGTAAAATTTATTTGTTTGCCTATAAGTTATCCTGATAATTTTGATTATGAATCAACAACTGGCATCCTAGACCCTAGCCAATCAAGTGAGATAAATATACAGATGAATTGGAATGTAGAAGATGGTGAAAGAATGATTAAAGCAGGCACACCTTTGATGCATGTAATACCTTTATCTGAGGAAACTTTTAACTTAGAAGTTAGAACTGCTAATGAAAAAGATTTACAATGGGTGAAGATTTCCAAATATACAAAAACTTTTTCTTTTTCCACAACAAGACATATAGCACAAAAATTATATAAGAGGTTCTTTAGATGATATCAGCCGTTTTTGCAACACCTGTTTGGAAGTCAGATAATAAGTATGATTTAACAAAACAACAATTAGATTATCTAAAAACACTTGAATTGATTAAAAATAAAGGTGATAACTTTATTACACCTAGGAAAGATATATTAGATGATGTGATTATGGAAGACTTTAAGAAATGGTGTTTACTTAATGTTACAGCATTTGCTAAACAATTAGGTGCCAGTGATAAGACAAGTTTTTACATAACACAATCTTGGATGAATAAAAATCCACCACATTCTTATCATCATACTCACATGCATCCTAATAGTATATTCAGTTGTATATATTATTTAGAGGGTGATACATGTCCTACTTTCTTTTATAGATATGATGATAGAACATCTTTTGGTAATTTTGCTTTTTATGATGGCGATAAAGGAAGTAATCCTTATACGGCCACAAAGGTTGGTGTGATGAATGAAGTTGGAAGACTAGTTGTATTTCCTTCATCTATGGTACATGATGTTGACAAGAATTTAGGACAAAAAGATAGAGTAACAATATCTTTTAACACTTTTATAAAAGGAGAAATGGGTGACCCCGAAAATAGTAATCACCTAATTATTTAACATGGCAAGATATAGAGAACAACGAGGAATGCCCAACATAGTCAAAGTGTCTGATAAAGCTAAGTGGGAAGTTACTAACGAATTTAAAAGAGATGGTGGTAAAAGTTATTGTGTTCTTCAGAAAACTGATAAACCATATGAGTACACTTTTCACTTTTCAAATACAAGAAGAGTTACAGATTGGTTGATAGATGTTAAAGGACCAAAAATGCCTAGATGGCTTCTAACAAATGAGATATATCAAGAAATCAAATTTAAGACATTGGACTTAAAAGATATTTTATACACCAGAATACTATATGTGAGGAACGCTGATAATTATGAAAAGTAAAAACTATACTATTATAGATGACTTTCTACCTGAAGAAGATTACAAAAAGATTTATGAAGTAATTACTGATACAGGTTTTGATTGGCACCTTGCAGATAAAATAACTTTAGAACAAGAAGATAAAGATATTTTCTTTTATCTTTGTCATGTATTTTATAATCAAACTTCATTATATCAAAGTGGTCTTTTTGAATTAATATTTCCTTTATTAAAAAAAATAAACCCTAAAGCTTTAGTAAGAGCAAAAGCAAATCTATATTTAAATCAAGGTTTAGGTGTAAAAGAACATGCAAGTCACACAGACTATCCCTTTCCACATAAGGGTGTCTTATATAGCCTAAATACTTGTGATGGTTATACTAAGATTGGTGAAGATAAAATACCGAGTGTTGCAAACAGAGTAATATTCTTTGACCCCTCTGAACATCACTGTAGTACATCTTGTTCAGATACCAAGACTAGGATAAATATTAATATAAATTATTTTTAGATTGAGATATACATTATGCACAAAGAAAAATTATTAAACTTATTTCCAAAACCTCTTATTGTAATGGAAAATGTTTTTTCCGAAAGACTAGATTTTTTAGAAGGTTTTTTAAAAGAAGACTTACTAAAGACAGGTCACAAAAGAACACCTACTCAAAATGTGGATTCAACATTTCATTTAGACACCAATCTATTTGAAAAAGAAGAGGTAAAATTTCTATCTGATTTTATCTTTCAGAAAGCTATAAACTTTTTAACACATCTACAGTATAGTGATTCATATATTGAAAAATGTAAATACAATGAAATGTGGTTTAATATCAGTGAAGAAAATGATTTTTTATTCCCACATCACCATGGTTTTTGTTTAGTATCAGGAGTTTATTATGTAAAAGCACCTCAAGATTCAAAGATAACTTTTTATGACCAATCATATTTTTACCCTAATCACATAGAAACTAAAACTCCCAATATATACAATCAAAAAGATATTAAAGTAGGTTGTAAGGCAGGTAACTTACTTATGTTTAAAGGTGACCAATTGCATGGTAACACATTGCAACCAAAAGGCGAGAAAATAGCCATATCGTTTAATTTAGGAATATAATAATGTATAAAGTAATTGATGATTTTTTAGATAAAGAAGATTTTATTTTTGTTCATAACTTAATTATGAATGAACCTTTTCCATGGTTTTATATGGATTCTTACAAAGAAACAGGTTTAGATAAAGATAAAACAAATAACTTTTCTTATTACTTGCATATGTTGTACGACCATGATGCACCTACCTCACCTCATTTTGAATCTATTATGCAATGTATTTCAAAAAAGATAGATATTAAATCTTTAATGAGAGTTAAATTAAATAGTTATGCAAGAGAAGATAAAATTGTTGAACATGATATGCATACAGATTATAATTATATAAACAATGGTGCTGTTCTTAGTATTAATACATGTGATGGATATACTAAATTTGTAGATGGAACAAAAGTAGAAAGTGTCGCAAATAGAATAGTAATCTTTGATGCTTCAAAATTACATGGTAGCACCAATACTACTAATCAACCTAGGAGAGTTAACATTAACTTTAATTATTTTTAAATGATAGATTTAATATTTAACGGACAACTATATCTATTTCTAATTGTATTTGTTATGATGATAGCAGGTATGATTAAAGATAATAAATTATTCAAAGACTTATATTGTTTCTTTGAAAAAAATATAAAAAGTAAAAAGGCTATTGTTGCTATTGTGAGTGCTTTGACAGGTCTATTGCCTATTAAAGGCAGAGTTACAGTAAGTGCTGGTATGTTAGATACATTAGCACCTAAGAAAGGAACAACAGGCAGAGAGAAATTTGGACCAATTGACTTTATGTCAACACATCATTATTACTTTTGGTCGCCATTAGAGAAAACTGTTATCTTGCCTATGGCTGCATTTGGTTTATCTTATGGTGCATTTATAGGAATGATTTGGCCGTTACTTGCAGTTACTATTGCTTATATCTTATTCTATTTAATCTACATGGTAAAAGAAGATGAAATAGAAATAGGTGAATGTAAAACAGAAATTAAAGTAAGTAGAATTACAAGATATGTATTACCATATGTTGCAGGAGTGAGTGCCATTATTGCAGGTGTAAACTTCTTATGGGCATTTGGATTACTAACTTTATATTATATGGTTGTTACAAAAACATTTGACTATAAAAAACTTCTAAGTTATGTTGATTTTAGATTGATAGCTTGGGTTGCATTAATTATTTTTGTTGCAAATATTGTTAGAGAAAATACAGACGAAATCAAAACATTTATTGGTAACACAGGTATAGATATTGTTGACCCTATTGGATTTAGTATACTTTCTTTAATTGCTTTTACTTTTTCATGGTTGTTAGGTTCATCATCTAGGTTTGGAGCAATCACAGTTATTCTTTCGTCTATATATGGTGTTGCTTACTTGCCATGGTTCTTTGCCGTTGACTTTGCAGGTTATATCATGTCACCTATGCACAAATGCGTTGCAATAGGTAAGATGTATTTTGGAACAAAGATTTCATATTACTTTAAAATAATTTCAATTTGGGTAGCCTTATTGATTACAACAGCAGGAATATTATTATATGCTTGATATAAAAGAACTAACAATGGAGCATCACAAGAATGCCGAAAGACAGGCGTTTGTAAAGATACTCATGTCAGGTGAGATTGACCATAAGTTATATGCGACATATTTGTATAATCAGTTTCAATGTTATTCAGTATTAGAGAAATATGGTTTGCACAATTCTTTATTCAGAGATACACCAAATCTATTAAGAGCTGAACACATACTACATGATTTTAAACACTTTGAAATAGATACACCAGAAATTACACAAAGCACACAAGATTATATTGAACATATTGAATCTATACAAGATGAAGCTATGAAGTTATATGCACACATCTATGTTAGACATATGGGTGATTTATCTGGTGGTCAGATGATAAGAAGAAAAACACCTGGTCCTAACAGATACTATAAGTTTAGGGATAAAGAAGTAAGTGATTATAGAAGAATAGTAAAAGAAACTATTAATACATATTTAAATGTATATGAACATTCTGTCTTACCAGAGGCTAATTTCTGTTTTGAAAGTGCAACTAAACTATTTAAAGAGATGAAAGAGTTAGACGATTTAAGTTATAGAGATACAGAAAATGACCCTTTCAAAGGAACTAAAATGGAGGGTAAAGACTAATGATTTGGGATAGACTAATACAGAATAGCGAAACTATAATAAGTAAATTAAATTTCTACTTAGAGGAATATAATGAACCTGGTATGGAGAGATTTAATAATGATAAGTGGACTAATAGAACATGGAACAATGCAGGAATAAGACGAGCTCATGTTGATATAGTAGATGTTAGAGAAGAAAAAGGATTATGGATGATGCATGTATGCATTTTTCCCTCATTAAAAAATGGTGGACCTATCTTTGGTTGGGACGTTATTGCAGGTGAAAAGAAAGTCACTGGTGCATTCCACGACTTCTCACCACTTCTTAAAAAAGAACATCCTATGGTAAATGCTTTTGGTGACAAAGTGTCAAATTTTACACCGTCTAAAGCTAGAGAATTGCCTGAGTGGGCATTGAAGATTTTTAGTCCTCATATGGTGGCTGCTGGTAATATTAGAGAACTTAAAGAGTTGAATGATTTGTGTTTTATGGTTGAAAACAATCTATCATTTTACCTTGATGCAATCATAGATTTTCATAATGATAGTGAAGAAAATGATGTAAAAGAGGCTCAAAATTACTATTGTGAACATCAACAACAGAATCCACACACACCTAGAGTGATGCAATCACTAGGTTTGCCTGAAGATGACATTAAATTGTTTTGCCAAGATAATCTCTTCCCTAAGATATAATAAATCTTATAAATATACCAGAAAAGGTAGACAATTATGGCAGAACCAGCATCAAGAGAAAATTTAAAACAATATGCTTTAAGAGCGTTAGGTAAGCCTGTTATTGAAATTAACGCAGATGATGACCAGTTAGAAGATAGACTGGATGAGGCATTACAATATTTCGCACAGTACCACTATGATGGTATTCAAAGAGTATATTTAAAGTATCAATACACTTCAGCCGATAAGACACGAATGACTGCTGATTCTACAGAGTCAATCACTAAGAACGGTGTCACTACATCATGGAAAGAAGGTAACAACTTTATCGTTGTACCTGAAAGTGTATTATCAGTAATTAACATATTTCCGTTTTCAAACAAATCGAATATGAATTTGTTTGATGTAAGATATCAAATGAGATTAAATGACTTGTATGATTTTTCATCTACAAGTGTTATCAATTATGATGTGGTTTTAAGACACTTAGATTTCTTAGACCATGTTTTAGTTGGTGAGAAACCATTGAGATTTAATCAACATGACAATAGATTATATATTGACATGGATTGGACAAATGATTTGCAAGTCGGTGAATACATTGTAATAGAAGCATATAGAAAAATGGATCCAACAGTACACACAGATGTATTTAACGATATATTTTTAAAGAGATATGTTACAGCATTATTTAAAAAACAATGGGGTGCTAACCTATCTAAGTTTGATGGTGTAGCAATGATTGGTGGAGTTACATTAAATGGAAGACAAATTTATTCAGAGGCATTATCTGACATTGAAAAGTTAGAACAAGAGATTAGAAGTACCTTTGAATTAAATCCAGCAATGATGATTGGATAAAAAATCATGGCAGTAAATCACTATTTTCAAGGCGGTAGAGGAATCGGCAATACCTCTGAAAAGAGATTGCATGAGGATATTATAATCGAATCTTTAAAGATATTCGGTCAAGATATCTATTATTTACCTCGTACACTTGTCAATAGAGATTTAGTTTTAGGCGAAGATACATCTAGTACATTTGATGATTCATATTTACTTGAAATGTATTTTGAAACCACTGAAGGATTTGCTGGTGAAAATGAAATCATTAATAAGTTTGGTTTAGAAATTAGAGATGATACTACACTTGTATTATCTAAGAGAAGATTTGAAGACCATGTAGCTAGTAAAGCAACACTTACGGCAACTGGTCGACCAAATGAAGGAGACATTGTTTTTGTTCCTTTATTAAATGCATACTTTGAAATTCAATTCGTAGAAGACCAAGAACCATTTTATCAATTAGGTAACTTACCTGTTTACAAATTAAAAGTAACTCGTTGGGAATATGCAAACGAACAAATCAATACTGGTAATGAGATACTAGACCAAGTAGAAGACAAATATACATTAGACCAATTACAACACAAAGTAACATTAGAGTATGGTCAAGAAATACTAACAGGTGCAGGTTCAATCGTATTAGAAGATTATCACGATTATTCTACAGGTCAACCAGCATTATTAATGCAAGAAACATTTGTTGAAGCTAATATACAAACACAGTCGCCATATGCAGGTAACTTAGATATGAATACTGAAGCAGGCTATGATACTGTAACTACAGCAGATGATATATTAGACTTTACAGAAAGAAATCCATTTGGAGAGGTTGACGAATAATGTTTGGAACTCATTTTTATAACGAAGGACTTAGAAAGTTAACTATTGGATTTGGTCAAATATTTAATAATGTAATAATTCAAAACACTAGTAGTACAGGTGCAGTAACAAAAAGAATTAGAGTGCCTTTAGCCTATGCACCAAAGGAAAAGTTTTTAGTTAGACTAGAACAACAATCAAATCTACAATCAGATAGAGAAGTTGCAGTCACATTACCTAGAATGGGTTTTGAAATAACTGGTTTATCTTATGATGCTAGTAGAAAAATTAATAAGATGCAAAAAACTATTAGAGTAAAATCAAATGAAGATGGTAAAGTGCAAAACTTTAATTATGCACCAGTGCCATATAATATCAATTTTAGTCTATATACTTTTACTGCTACTGCTGAAAATGGTTTGCAAATCATAGAACAAATTTTACCATTCTTTCAACCAGAATTTACAGTTACAATGAATGTTGTACCTGAAATGGATATAAAAAGAGATGTGCCTATTGTTTTAAATAGTGTTAACTATGAAGATTCATATAACGGCGAATTTACTCAAAGAAGAGCTGTGATTTATACATTGAGTTTTACTGCTAAGACATACTTATATGGACCTATGTCAAATCAGAAAGTTATTAAAGAAGCACAATCAGATTTATATTCAGATGTAGATACTACATTAACAAGTTTTGAACAGAGAATTGTGATTACACCAAATCCTACTTCAGCAGATGCAGATGATGACTTTGGATTTACAACTACAATTACAGACGGATAATGAAAGTTAACAATGAGCAAATTAGAAGATAATGTGAATGAGATTTTAGGTATAGAAAAAAAAGAAGAAAAGATTTCTATTACTCAGTTTGAACAACCAGCACCTGTGCCTAGAAAGATGGACGAATCTAAAGATGATGTAGATAATGATTATGTCAATAGTAGAGATAATTATTATAATCTTATAGATAAAGGTAATGAAGCAATCGAAGGTATTTTAGATATTGCAAAAGAGGGACAACACCCTAGAGCATATGAGGTTGCTGGTCAATTGATTGGTCAAGTTGCACAGACAGTAGATAAACTACAAGATTTACAAAAGAAATTAAAAGATTTAAAAGAATTACCTAAGTCAGCAAACACACAAATTAAAAATGCTTTGTTTGTAGGTTCAACTGCTGAGTTACAGAAAATGTTAAATAGGAAAGATGATGAAGTTATTGAAGGCGAAACTACAGTCAACTCAAAAGATAATACTGGAAATAAATAAAATACAGTATATTAAATCTATGACACCTTTGCCAGAATTATTAAATGGTGAAGAGTTGCAAAATCCAATAGAAGTTAGAAAACATGCATATTCATCACAACCTAGAAAAGGTGTTGGTGGTAAAAGTTATGCAGAAAAAGAATATTCAGTTTTCAGAGGCAGTCAAAGAGTGCAAGCTGCCATACAATTGGGTTACACACATATTGAAGGAGTTATAATCAATGAGTGACGCATATCTAGGTAATCCGAATCTTAAAAAAGTAAACACACCAGTTGAGTTTACAAAAGAACAAATTTTAGAATACCAAAAGTGTGCTGGTGACCCTATCTATTTTATGACCAACTACATTCGTATTGTGTCATTAGATGAGGGACTAGTGCCTTTTAAAATGTACGACTTTCAAAAACATATCGTAAGGACAATCCATGACAACCGTTTCACAATTTGCAAATTACCTAGACAAAGTGGTAAGTCTACCACTACTGTTTCATATCTATTGCATTATGCCCTATTCAATCCCAATTCCAATATTGCTATTCTAGCAAACAAATCCTCTACTGCCAGAGATATTTTAAGTAGAGTGCAACTTGCATACGAAAATCTACCTAAGTGGATGCAACAAGGAGTTATAAACTGGAATAAAGGTAATATTGAATTAGAAAATAAGTCTGTCATTGTGGCGGCTGCAACATCTTCAAGTGCCATTCGAGGTGGTTCTTATAACATTATCTTCCTTGATGAGTTTGCTTTCGTACCTGCTAATATAGCAGAGATGTTTTTCAGTGCTGTTTATCCTACAATCTCATCTGGACAAAAAACTAAAATGATTATCGTATCTACACCATACGGTATGAATCAGTTTTATAAACTATGGACAGATGCAGAGAATAAACGAAATGATTACATACCAATTGAAGTACATTGGTCAGAGGTACCAGGTAGAGATGAAGCCTGGAAAGAAGCAACAATTAGAAACACCTCACCTGAGCAGTTTCAACAAGAGTTTGAGTGTGAGTTTTTAGGTTCTGTTAATACACTTATCAGTCCTGCTAAAATTAAAAACATGGCATACTTAGACCCTTTAACATCAAATGCAGGTTTAGATGTTTACGAAGAACCTAAAAAAGATAGTACATATGTATGTACAGTTGATGTCGCCAGAGGTGTATCAAAAGATTATTCAGCATTTGTAATTATGGATGTGACACAAATGCCATTTAAGATAGTTGCCAAATTTCGTAACAATGATATTAAACCTTTATTGTTTCCACACACAATCGACAGAGTATGTAAAGCATTCAATCATGCCCATGTATTAGTTGAGACAAATGACTTAGGTCAACAGGTGGCAGAGGCATTACAGTTTGAACTAGAGTATGACAATTTATTGATGACCACACAAAGAGGTCGTGCAGGTCAAATACTAGGTGCTGGTTTTTCAGGTAGAGGTTCAGGCTTTGGTGTAAAAATGACCAAACAGATTAAGAAGATTGGTTGTGCCAATATCAAAACTCTCATTGAGAGTGATAAGGTTTTCATCAATGACTTTAATATCATTGAAGAGATGTCTACCTTTATAAGAAAAGGTCAATCTTGGCAGGCTGATGAGGGTAGTACAGACGATTTGATGATGTGTTTAGTCATATTTGGTTGGTTATCTAATCAACCATTCTTCAAAGAGATGACTGATACAAATGCAAGACAAATGTTATACGAAGAACAACAACAATTAATTGAACAGGATATGGCGCCATTTGGTTTCGTAGATGACGGAACACCAGACCACGAAAAGGTAGAGGTAGATGAGTATGGTACAGTGTGGCATCCTGTCGTACACAAGGGAAACTAGTGTAGTTTTAGTATATTATAAATATCAGTAAGATTGAATTTTAAATATGGGCATAAGAAAACTTATGATTATTGAATATTTTAAAATAATTAGCTAATTAAAAGGAGAAACCTAAATGGCATTTCAAGTATCACCAGGTGTTCTCGTACAGGAAAAAGACCTTACTAGAATTATACCAGCCGTTTCGACTTCTATAGGTGCAG